TACTGATGAATCGTAGGCATCTAGCACTACATTCTCATCATCAAATGAGGTATAATACGTCGGCATAGTATCGTTACGTATAAGTAAAATACTATCTGATGCTACATCATTAACCTGTAACACATCAGATGAAAGACTGTTTCTACCATCAGATAAACTAAAGAACTCATCTGGTGTTAGGTATGTTAGTCTTTCATATTCTACTCCACCTACAGTCTTAGAAACGTTGTAGTCTAAGAACTCTATGTTCTTTACTCTACTAGGAAATGTAAAGTGAGTAGGTCTTACTGAACTAGAGAAAGATGTTAGCTTTATTGTTTGAGCATGTTCAGGTATTATACGAGTAGAGATTAAATTAAAGTAGGTGTTCTCTACTACCTTAGCTATTTGTTCAGCTTCGTTAGAATCAGAAATGCTGTTGATCTCTTCCGAATCCATATCGGATAAGATATTTTGTACCATTTCGAGAAGAGTCATTTTCATGTTATGCACTCATTCCTATAATAGAAACATAGATATTAGCATAGTTAACATCTACGTTATCTGCACTAGCTTTTGTTTTAATTTCTATGTAATCGTTCTGTGTTAAAGCAGTTAAGCCAGTTACACTTATTGAACCCCAAGCACCAGATGATATAGTACGTATAGCTCTAGAGCCAACAATCTCTGTACCGTTCTTAAACAATGCCCATTCAACGTCCTTAGCACTGCCTGTACTTTGAGAGGATGACATTGTAACATTTAACAATGCTGTAAGATTAGTAGCATCATTGTATTGAAATCTTAGGTTAGGGGAGGTTACCACTGTGAACCCAGATACTATAGAAGCTGATACTGGAGGAGAAAGAAACTTCTCAGTAGTATCCGTATCTAAACTATAAGCATAAGGGGAAGAGTGGTTGAATGCTGTAGCAGCACTTAGATGTCTGTGAATTGGTTGCCATGTACCACTACCTGAACCATTAGCAATATAGGCTGAACCACTAGAAGCAGTGGCTGTACCTTTAGGTTCATGTAATGCACTACCAGTAAGGGATGAATGTTCTACGTTTGCCATTGTAAATAAGTCCTTAGTAGGGGAGACTTGTTAAGACTATTATACACATAAGTAAAATAGTTGTCAAGTGTTAAAGAGATAGAGGAGGAGATTTCTCCCCTCCCCTTGTATTTATGTCACTAAGCCATTGGCTTTGTAAGAACAGAAACCAAGTTCTCTGGACGGTACAATTTAAGACCGTAACGTGCAGTAGTAACAAACTCTGTACGTTGGTGATCTTTGTTGTACTCAGTGTCCACGTTCGGCATCTGTCTCCATGCACCAACAAATGGCTGCACTGCTTGGTCAGCAGAGAAGAACATGTTGTTGATTGCGTTAGCTGGAGCAGCTGAACCACTGATAGTTTCTGCAGACTTTGTAGCTAAGTAGTTAGATGTGTATACATCAAAACCGTAGATGTTAGCAATGAAAGACATACCAGATGCGATACCAGTGTTGACGATACCTTCCCAACGTGGGTTGTTTGATACACTTGTTAAGTTTGAAATTGTATTCATTTCAAATTCAACTGATGGATCAACAATAGCCACTAGGTTCTTCTGTGGTACTTTACCAGTTTTTAATGCACGAAGAGCTTTAGCAAAGTCTTCAACTGCAATTTTACCACCAGTACCTGAACCAATCATACGGTGAGCAACACCGTTGATAGTGTTAGGATCAGCAGCTGTTTGGTCTTGACCTAACTTCATGATGTCTGTCTCTAGACGTTCCATTAAGGCACGTTCTTGTAGAGGCACAAACTGAGACATGATCTGATTTGAGTAGTATACATCCTGCATCGCCTTGTTGGTGATGTAGTTACCAGCCTGTAAGTATTCAGTGATGGTGAATGTAAACTGTGCATCATCAATCGGATCGTATGTTACAGCAGCATCTTCAGTGTAGTCATTAACAGTTGCATCACCTAATGATGGGATCTTAAACGTGTCCCCATCTGGAAAGTCATTCAACCAATTTACGTATTTCATACCTTGCAGCTCATCCCGCAAGATCTCTTTTAATTCTGCACCCCAAACTTCTGCTCTTTTTGCGAGAGCTAGAGTGCTTACTGTATTACCAGCCATAGTTCTATTCCTTATCTATAAAAATTATCACCCAAACGTTCGGCATCAGCCATCATTGCACGTTGAGTAGATGGTTTGTAGTATTGTGACGAGTTTTCTCTTCGAAGTCTTTGATAGTAGCCAAAGTCTTTTTCAGAGGATGCTTGCATTGTAGAACCTTCAGTGCGAATGCTCCCTTGAACCACTGGTGAAATACTTGGTGCTGACTTACCCATCAACTGCATAAACGCAGCAGGTGACTTAGCAGCCATACCTTGTAACTCATTCATTGGCAAACCTAGTTCAGAAGCTTTCTGTTTTACAGCAGAAGATGCTTCAGTCCCATAGGCTTTTTCAAGTTCCGATTCAACGATTGCAATGTTATTCTTTGCAGAACTCTCTTGCTCTCGCCTCTTCAGGGTCTGTTCTACTAGGCTCTCAATGTTTGCTTCACTCGAACTAAACTGGGTATTAGCTGTATCCGAAGTGCCACTATTATTATTATTAGGATCAGGAAGTTCGGCTGTGGTTGCCGAGGCCATTTCTTCCATCTTAGCTGTAACTCCAAGTCTGTAGGCTTGTTTCTCTAGGTCAGCTTTTAAAGTAGCATTCTCTTGTTTCATTTGTTCAATGAACTTGTCTGCTTCTAACTTTCCTTTTGCTAACGCCTCTACATCGTTAAATTTACGTCCGTCTCCTACAAGATCACCCAAGACTGAAGGGCTGGTTGGCTCTTCAAATGCTGATACTTGTTCACTCTGTGTTGCAGGGGTCACCTGATCCTCAGAAAATACACTCATTGTTATTCCTTATCTAAGTTAATTAGATCCAACACAGTGGTCACTGCTCTGTTGTATCCGTTTCGATCTGCCTGTTTATAAGCCCAAGAAGGGGAATCATAATCATTTGCAGGGGTTGTATCCTTTAGCATAGGCTCTAGGATTTCTTTAAGACGGTCTAATCCCTCTCTCTGGGATTGCAGTGTTTGTGCTACCGCCTCTTTTTCTTTCTTTGTCTTACAGTCTTTGAACCAAGCTGCCTTCATTCAATAGGCTCCTCAGAAGCTTCCTCAGTAGCCATCTCTAGCTCTTGGCTACCCTCTTCTATTTTTTCTTCTTGATCAGCCTCATACTCAACCTGTGCCTCTGTGACAACCTTCTGAGTTTCTAGTTGTTCAGATACTGCAACGTTCTCACCGAATAGAGCTGGTTCACCTAGTTCATCAGCTAACAATCTAGCAAACTCTTTACCTGATAGATGTGATGCAACACTTGGGTCAGATGCTTTGATCTGGTACATAGTAGTTAGGTTCTGTACACGTTGTGCTCTTTCAGCAAAGTGTCTAGCACCCATCGGTACAATCTTACCGTTAGACTTAATGTCATCTCTAGTGATCTGTGTGAAGAAATACAAACCAGTATCTTCGTTTAGTACCTTAGCTGTATCTTCATAATCCATGTTACGTCTAGATACTTCTAGCATAGCATTTAAGATTGGCTCTAAGAATACTCTCTCGAAGTGAGCAGTCTTGTGCTGGAATATTCTACCTGCTGCAGTCATAAGTTGGTTAACTTCGAAGGCTGTCTTCTCACCTGCACTACGGATACCCATAGCTTCTCTTGGTGCTCCAGCCATCATCTCCATCTTAGCTTCTAGGTTCTGTATTTGGAAGTCAGCATTCAATGCTGTACTGTCAGGTACTAGGTAACCTACATCGCCTTCATCTCCTAAGTATATACGAGCATTAGGTTCGAAGTCAAAGTCCTCTACGTCACCTCTTATCTTTAATACAGGATAAGCTATCTGATCAAATACATCTGCCTTGAGGTTCTCTAAGTGATCTATTCTGTACTGCATACCAACTAAGTTATCTAGTGGTCCCATGCTGTACAAGTTATCTGGTCTGTCCCTCCATCCCACATGGAAGATAGGATCTCTACCTAAGAAACTAGGGTTCTCTTCATTAGATAAAACGTAGGCTCTATCAACAATAGTAATAACTCTGTTGTTTAGGAACTCACCTTTTTGTGTATCGTAGATGTCACCATAGAATGTTAGTACCTCTACGTAGTCAGATTCGTAGTAATCAGTTAAGTTAGAGAAACCATCAGCTACAAAACCTTCTGACTTATCTACATCTACTTCGTTACCTTTAGCTGATCCTCTATTGCCGAGCATCTTATCAAACACACCACTCATGTAGTCTTTGTCAGGTGATGTCTCAACCATACGTTGTACTTCACCTAAGGTTAGAATAGATCTAACAATCTTTGGTGTATCTGAGAACTCAGCAGCTACTGGGTTAAAGCAGATATCAAAAGGTGAGATACGTACTAGCTTAGGTCCTACATAGTTAACTACTCTGTCACCATCTTCAAAGTTAGTAACTTTTCTTTTGAAGTCAACAGTAGCAAAACAGTTACCGTATTGTATGTAGTCGTTGATAAGTTTACTTGTTGTGTTAACAAAGTCAGATTGACTTAGCTTGTTCTCCATGTATGCTTGTATGATGTCTCGTTTAATCTTAACGTCTGATGAGGCATCTGTAGCTTCAAACCTGAACCATCTTTTCTGAGGGAACAATGCAGCAAAGTAGTTAGCATGTAGGTTGTCGGCAATCTGTGTTAGCTTAGGTGTAGTTGTTGAGTTAGACCAAGGTAACTTATTGTTACTAGTTGTTCTAGTATCTGTAGCATAGATATAGTTACGTAACTCTTTCCACTCTTCTAACTTAGAAGAACGAGAGCTATTCCATGAAGACCAACGGTTAGCTATCTCCACAGCTAGGGTATGAGGATCTATAATACTTTCAATGTCAATAGTAGTGCCAGCCATTTTAACTCCAAGTTCCTAGCTATGTGATAATTATATCACAGTGTGATAAATATGTCAACATTTAAAATGCTACTCCACCAAACTTAGGGTGGAATACGACATTATTGTCGGTTTTATGTCTTCTAATTGCTGACATGCTTGGTTTAATTGCTACCTCAACGGCTGCAGCTAAACAGTCTTTGCAGTCATCATGTGCTGGATTGTAAGATACTAGCTCTTCTTCTAGTACTTGACAGTTACCACCACGGTAATGATACATTTGTAAGTTGTCATACCTTGGTTCAAGAGCAGCAGCTATACGTTCCTCTTTAGAACCTTGGTGACGGTTAGGCCTATGCTCATCAATCTTTAAAGCTAGGCCGTTAGGTTTAATGTAGTTATCTTTTAACTCTGTTACGATGGCTGACTGAGCAGCAGTACATTCAGCTCGTAGCTTTCTGAAGTCCCATCTATTAAGTAAGTCTAGGATGTGTCTGAAGTACTCAGAGATCTTATCTGTCTTAAATCTATCAATGTCTAAGACATAAACGTTATTCTCAAAGTCAACACCTATTACAACAATAGCTGTGTAGTCAGCTCGTTTACTTACACTGTAGGCAAAGTCAACTGCTGCACTAACGTTTAACTTCCTACCTTGATACTGCCACTGACCATTATCTCTGTTTAGATGTTTACGGTCATAGTACTGAAACTTCTCATAGGCTATAGGTTGTGTATCTGGATCTGTTGGATCGTTGTAGTACTGTGCTCTAAACTGTACCCTGTCTAGGTACTGACCTCTTTTCTTAGCTAAGATCTTAATGTCAAACCCGAAGTACTTACCATCTTTACGTAGTTGTCTAGGCCAAAGGAAATCACCTGTCCCATCCCCTCCGTCTTCTACTGCTCTCTCTAGTACTTCATATATATTTTCTTTACCTGTTAGTTCACCCTTGTCTGAGTATATATCTTCTTCCATACCCATCAAGTCAGAGTACAAGTCCTTAGGGTGATACCTAGTACCTACTACCCATTCCTTAGCTTCACTACCCTCAATAGATGATAGAAGTGAGTACTGTGACTTAACCTTGTTTCTTCCCTCACCAGTGTAAGCATTCTCGAAAACAACTACATCATCGAGTACAGCAATATCGCAGTGCATCCCTGTAAGAGAAGTAGTAAGGCCACCAGTAAAAATAGACGGATCACGTATTGCTTCTTTCTTTCTGTCAGGATGATCTAAAGCAATCTCTGAAGTAGTCCACTTCTCTCGTTTACTTTCATCTTTGTTTAAGTGTTCAGGCCAATACTTTTGGTGTATGTCTGATTCAAATATGTTCTTAATAAACGAGAGCTGTTTCTGAGCTAAGTTAGATGTAGCTGAGATGTATAAAATTCTTAGGGTAGGGTTCTTAGTTAATTCCCAAGCAACCCTGTAAGCTACCATAGCTGACTTACCATGATCACGAGGGAATAAGAGAAGCTGATGCGTCTTAGAGTCTTGTCTAGTCCACCACTTGCATACATCCTCATGACAGTTACCTAGTACACGTTGTGGTGCAACTAGTTTAATGAAGGTAACAAGACTACGTTCAGCAGCCTCTCTTATCTCATGGATGGTAGCCATTCTACATTCCTAAATCACTAGGCCAATGTTCGTCTAACCAGTAATCGTGTGGTATAGGCGACATAGCTTCTAGTGTATTAGAAGCATCACGTATCTCTTTTATCTTAGTCCAGATAGCTTGGTTAGCATTATACTCAGCTAGTTCTTCTGCCGTCCAATTGTCTGAACCTTTATTAACTAACTCCATTGACCTGTTGGTTATGTTACGTTGTTTCCACTCAGGGCAATAGTTAAGTATTAAACTCTGTGCATGTTTTCTTACATCGTATTCGTTACCTGTCATATCTTGTACATACCAATCAGTACCATTCCAGAATACTTGTTGATCACTTGTATGTGAAGGTTTGTCAGGTGCTACAGTATAACCAGCATCAGCTATCTCAACATCAGTAAATGTTGTGTTGTCAGTACGAGTAGTGCCGTCTGATAAGACTATCCTGTGTGGTAAAGGTTTAGGATAGGTTTGGTTAATTGTATATTGTGTCATTTCTTTATCCTATATTGAAGCTAACTGTGTTGTGCTAGGTGTGAAACTTGCAGTGTAGGGCACAGTGTTGCGAACTATAAACTCTTGTAGGTAACCTTTTACAGAATCGTCATTATTATTTGGAGTTTTAAGTAAATGTAAATTTACTGTTGGAGCAAAGTTGGATATGTAATTCCCAGATATTGAAGTTACTACACCATTTATACCAAGATAAGAGTCACCACTTGGTTGAGAAGCCCAATAAATATGGTTCCAAGCATTAGCAGTGACAGCTTTAGTGCCCAGACTTCTCCTACCTGTACCTGCAATACCAAATTCATAAAATATTATACTCTGTGCATTACTACTATTTGTTTCGAATTCAATACCAGGTCCTGAGTCATAATAACCGCCCCAAGATACAAATCTTGCCCAAGAACCACTGACTGCGTTGGAATTATAAAACCAAAACTCAATACTAATAGGTGAGGCAGTTCCTACTTCTAGTCCTGTAGATATTGTACTATCTAGTGCCCAACCATCGGCCGCCTGCCCTGCTGGATTATAAGCACTTGTACTTGCCGTCGACATATTAGTTTGACCTGTAGACATTACAGCATTACCTTGTGCTGTCCACGCATTAGAAACAGTTCCTGTACCTTTAACATAGGCTCTAGCAGTTGTGTTGTTGTTTGCATCATCAAAGGGAGAGTATAACAATACATCTGATGATACACTTCCAGCAGGAATAAACTTAGGCCAAGTATCATTCGTCTCTGCTTCGTATTGCTCTTGTAAACTCCAGACACCACTAGCTGAACTAGTAGTAGGAGTGTTTATTGTTTTGGTTATTAGGCCACCATTTTTCATTTTGTAACACTCCCATGTTCCTATAAAGTAAAAGTTTGAGTATTTGCTCGGCGGGAACTTGTTATTGTGGCGTTAGATACAGTATGTAAAACTGTATAGTTAGTACCATCGTTACTACCTTCTATTGTCCAAGAAATAGGGTCACGAGCTGGTGTGTCATTTCCTGTAACATAATAATAACTATTAAAATCAAAAAGATTACCAACGCCAGCATCAATAATAAATATTGAACCGCCTCCTTGGTCTACATTAAAATCTAATACTTTAGTATTTATAGAACCATCAATTAAATTCGGAGGTGATTCAGAACCAGGATTACTACCCTCAGGATTTGTTATTGTAGCACTACCCCAAGTGATAGTACTTCCATTATTCTGTAAATAGAGTTCTGATATTTGTGTCATTGAGGCACTCATACTATTAATATCTGTTATATACCATTTAATATACCTGTATCCCAGAGGAGTTACTTCTGTATTGAGGTAATGAGCATCCATACTCCAAACGCCAGAGTTCTTTTTGTTTTGACTCCCAGATGTATAATAATCAGTAGCCGCATAGTCTGCTACACGTCCTATAAAACCACCATTATCATGCACACTGTTTTTCATGTCTTACTCTGATATAATTTCGTAACTACAGATAACCTGTAAGTCTCCATCAACACTTGCTGTTGCCCTTAGTGCATCACCTTCTTCTAAGTATATTGCACTGTCTTTACTTATAGCTACGAGAGTAGCATCTGCTGGCACTGTAATTGTGTTTACTATCTTGTAAGCTGTACTAGACCTAAACAAATCAAGAGTAATATCAGCATCGTTTGAGCCATCAATGTTAGCTATGATAACTGAGTTTATCTTTAGTAATTTACCTGTTGCCGCAGTTGTTATTGCTGTGGCTGTTGTTGTTGCGGCGAGTACATCCGTCTTGCCAGTTATAGTTGCAACACTAACTACATTTGGTGCAGTCATTTTATTCTCCTGTTATTATCCAAATACCATTGCCATAGCAATTGCTTTACCTGTTGTTATTCCGCCGCCTCCACCGCCAGAAGCATCAGCCCATTCAGTTGCTGTAGCCCCAGAGTTAACTGTAAGAACTTGACCTGCTGTACCTAAAGAAGATGGAATGTTTGTAGCTATATCTCGACCATCTACTGTGCCTGATACTGCTATGTTACCTGTTACGTTAATGCCTGTTGATGTTGTGGCTAGTTTGGGGTCGTTGTTGTGTCTTAACGTAACCGCACCAGAAGCATTAAAGGTGGCGGCAGTTTTGTTCCCTGCGGAATTTGCAATGTAAGTAAACGTATCTGCACCAATGACAAGGTCACCACTCCCAGCATCAGTAATATAACTAGCAGACCCATTGTGGTAAATCTGTAGGTCAGAACCAGCACCGAATATGGCTTTGTCGTTGTCACCAAAGTTTACATTACCAGTAAGTGTACCACCAGATAGAGGTAAATAACTACCAGTAGCAGCAGCAGCCGCCCAAGTTAAACCACCAGTATTACCAGACTGTGCTGTTAGTACATATCCGTCTGTAGGAGTATTACTTACCTTTAAGTTTGCTTCGTCTACTACGTTGTCAGCTATGACTGTAGCACCATCACCTATAGATGTGACTTCGCCTGAGTGGTTTGGGTGTGTATAAGATGCACCATCAGCCCCATCAGCCCCATCACTTCCGTCTGCCCCTGCTGGTCCTGTTGGACCTGTAGCTCCCTGTGGACCTGTTGCTCCAGTTGGACCAGCTACAGTTGAATCTGCACCAGTTGGTCCTGTCGGCCCTGCAGGTCCTGTTGCTCCTGTAGGTCCCACAACTGTTGAGTCAGCCCCTGCTGGACCTGTTGGCCCTGCTGGTCCTTGAGGACCTTGTACGGCTGTTACGTCAACACCACCAACGGTTAAAACAGAGGTAGATATTTCAGCAGCATTAATAATCTTGTTGTTGTTTATGTCTAGGTCAGCACCCATAGCATTTGGAGTACTACCATCCAAAGACAGAGTATTACCAAAACCCTCTTTTAAATTCTCAAAGTTAGAATTTAAAACATCGGTGGAGTTAAAACCAGATTCTAATGTAGTTACTGTGGGTTTCTTAGCCATTTCTTATAACCAAACTCTCATGGGTGTCTCAGGTGTTACTCCGTGTGATGTGCCTATTGCTTCTACAATATCTCGCAGTGTGTCAGGTGCTTCAGCATCTTCTGCATCTTTGTTTAAAATACCACCACGAATACGAATGTTAACATGCCAGCCTGTCATTGCTTGCATCTCAGGATACTCCATGCCGTCATCATCTGTCAGGGTGTTACCTGTAGCCTCGTGTAGAGTACCTACAACGTCAATGGCGTAGTCAGATGTGTTTGGAACTAGGTAAGGATCACCCACGTTTGTAGTGGTCTCCTCGCCTGTCTCCTCGTCTACTGTTGTCTCAGTGTCTTGCTTGTAGAAGTGTGACAAAACTGATGGCATTGCAGCTTCGTTAGTTAACTTAATGTAGAAGTCAGTCTTGATTACTTCTGGTTCTTCAAAGATTTCTTCAGTCATGTTGTTAGCTCCTGTAGCTGTGTATTAGATAATCTACGTGGGTAGTATTTAATTGATTTGATGTGTCCGTTGAGGTGACTATTGTTATATGTGGCCTCTCCAATATCCATCTTTGTAACGGTAGGCAATGTTCCTGACGTATCTGAAAGGACAGCACTTCCGTTAGCTGATAAAGCAAAATCGTTTGATGTAAAAGCAAAGGCAATTTTTCTTTGTTCATTTAGTCCAGTTATTTCCAAACTAGCCTGAACAGCACCATTAGAAACAATAGTACCACGTGCATTCGTGTTAAGTGAGCCATTAAATCTAACCTCAATTCTGTTGTCACCAACAGCTTCTAAAGAAGCAACCATAGAATTTATATTGCCACTAGAAGACTGAGCATCTACCAAAACAGTACCAGCATCAGAGTTATACCCAAAGTTAGCTGTTGGAATACTAGCAACATCTGCCGCCCTAGTAGCTGTAGCACCTGTTGTTGGGATGTAGGACGTAGGGAATGCACCAGCTTCTGTTTGTGCGCCGTAGATATAGACACTATAACCAGCTATTGTTGGAGTTGTTCTTCCACTTGTAATATTGTTTACAATAGAAAAACCAAACGAGTTTGATGTCGAAGTAGAAACCCAAGTTATTGAACACTTGTACCAGCCATCTCCAACAGACTGTATGCTTGCTGTGCAATTATTTTCTGTGCCTTTGGCCCCAGTAGTAAGATTAAAGTTTACAAATATAGACGAGGTACTTGGAACATTAAGTTGAACTATATTATGTGTGTTTGCTTTGACGAACACAGATGTACTGTAAGTAACTCCAATAGTGCTTGAACGAGCTGAAGGATAAAGGTGGGTGCTGCTGTTAGTGCTTACTGTTAGCCTACTAGATGCTGTTGTGCCGTCTGGAGCTGTTACCCCCGTCCCCACAGTAAGATAGGGCGTTGCCCAAGCCCCATTAGAAAAGTCCTCAGAGTAAGACAGTAAGTTAGTCCTAGCTTCTTCAATCAGTAAACCTTTGACTGTGCCATCTGCATTGTACTCAATGCGAGGTACGTTAGCTGGGCTGTTGAATAACTGTAGTGTGCCATCAGGTTGATCGAAGGTAACTTCTTTTACTGATACGTTGTCTATATTTGCTCCGTCTGAATTAGTCCTAAAATCAAGTACGTTAGTTGAAGTAGGTGTAAATGTAATTTTGTGTATACCATCTGAGTTGGTATTTTTTAGCAAAGTTGCTAGTGAATTTCCATAAACAGCAACATATTGACCACCTGTCTGCTCCCAAGAAACTTGGTATGTTTTACCTACTGTAAAAGGAGACTGCCTAAGGTTGCTTGCTACAGTTCCAGAATGTGTAGCAACGCCACTATCAATCGTCCAACCTGTACCTTTAGTCCAATCACTGTCACTATCAAACGTACCATTAGTAACTAGTTCTGAGCCATAACTGATCTTTCTTAAAGCTGTGCCACCTGATGCTCTAGTGAATGTAATCAGGTCTGCTGCACTATTTAAGTTTTTAGTACCCATATCATTCACTCCAATCTAATACTGTGAAACTACTTGTAGATAAACCATCGAATGTTAATTGTAGTGATGGCTCTGTGGATGGTGCTGATGCTGTAGCTATGCCAGTATCCGTTAGATCATCTGACCACACTCTGAACTTACCTATTGTACCCATGAATTCATAGCCTAAGTTTAGGTCTGCGGTTGATAGGTCAGGTAAAGCTGTAGGTGTTGTATCTGCTGTCAGTGCTGTTCCGCCCACTGCTCCGTTAAGGAAGGTAGAACCATGTCTTGATGCGATGTTGAATGGCACGTTGATGTCTGGGGAGTACAAGTTTATTACAGACTCAACATCTTTATACACACTCAATGCTTTCTGCTGAAAGAAAGCCGAACCACTCCTTGTACTATCGGTTCGCATATAGTTTAAAATAAAATTATTACCATCTTTTAACCATCTAAACGGAACTGCTTCACCAACGGAATTAGTATCAGCATATGTCATCCTGCCGTCCATCTGTATTGACACAGAGAGAGGGTTGATTTCTTTTACTGAGAAGTTGTCATAGTAACCTATTAGTCCAGTTGTAGGATTATTGTTTGTTACACCAATATACGTTGTCGTGGATGTAGCCATAAAATTAAAGGAAAGGGTATTTCCAAAAGAAGCTGAGGTAACTTTAAATCCAGAACTTAGGTTGGCGTTATTAGAAGCAACCAATAGTGCGGTTGTAGCTGTTCCACCTAATACAGCATCTGCTGTTACAGAATAAATATTACCAACCACTGTTGTTATTCCTTGTGAAGCACGTCCAATAACTGATGTTCCATTTGTTAATTTTAATGTACTTGCACTATTTAAAATGGTTCCATCATAAGCAGTCCATCCAGTTGTACCATTATCAAACGTACCATTTGTCACCAGCTCACCACTGGTATACACAGGTGTAGGCCAAGGCATGTTAGCCGCAGGGACAGTCAATGTCTCAGCCGCCCTTGTTACATTTGATCCTAATGTTGGGATGTAGCTTGATGGGGTTGAGGCAGCTTCTAGTTGTGCGCCCCATACAAATATACCTTGACCTATAACTCCAACAAAAGAACCTAATGCTCCATTGCCAATCCCAAGTCTAATACCAGATACAGAAGCAGAACCGTCGTTAGTCACTGAGCAATGATACCAGCCATTACCTACATCTACCATGTTTGTAGTATTACCAATCCCAGATGCTGTTGCTACACCAGTAGATAAGTTAAATGAACCTCCAACATTTCCACCTTGACTAAGGAAAATACTTGCAGATGTTATCTCCCCTGCTTTAAAGAAGGCTGATACTGTATGAGCTACAGCACCCATAGGTTCACTTTGAGTTACAAAATGAAAACTATTATCGGTTGTAGGAATTAATAACTTATCTGCTGTAGTTGTGCCATCAGGTGCTATGGTTGCATTAGATGTAACTGAACAATTTGTTTTGCCGTAAGCCGCATTAGAGAAATCCTGAGAGTAAGCCAGTAAATTAGTCCTAGCTTCACTCTCGTGGAGTACGCCTTCGTTTACCCAAGCATCACCATTGTAGATGTGGTGGCCTACTCTTGGTAGGTAAACAGCAGAACTTGTTGTTGGGACGTAGGTTTCTAAGCCTGTAGATTGTGCTGGGTTGTCTACCATGCCGCCTAGGTCACTGCGGTATAGGTGTGCCCCCCATGCGTAGATACCACCAGCAGGGATGTCGTCAATCCAAATCCCTTGAGAGTGACTACTACCGTTATTTTCTTCTAGCTTAAACAGTTGCCACTCAGTTGTTAAATTACAGGTAATTATACTTAAAGTTTGTTGAGGATCTTTTAATAATACAGCTTCACCACCAGACACGCCCTTCAACCAAATAGCACGAGTAACTACAAACCCTGATGCAATAGTAAGAGAATCATAGAAACCATTAGTTCCGTCTCCTACTATCTTGTTAGCAGTCAAAGTGCCGTCTGGAGCTGTTTCTTGATTTATCGTTATTGTTATTCCCGATTGTTTAGTATAAGCAGAATTAGAAAAGTCCTCAGAGTAAGTCAGTAGGTTATGAGGCGCCCATTTGATTACTGGCATTTCTTTGACGGAGACGTTGTCTATTAACGAGACAATCGGTGCGGAAGTGAAGTCTTCAAAAGTAAGGTAAGTAGAAAGGCTTGTTGCAACAAAAGATCGAGTGTATGTACCAGCAGGCTCATTGTTAAACGCATATATTTGAGAGCCATTAGGGGAAGTACCAATCCTCGTGTGTCCAGCTTGAGATTTAGTGTATGTAACAGTGTAGGTTTTACCTGTTACTGTAGCTAGTGTCGCATATGCCCGACCTCTATTGGCTGTTGTATTACCATTGATGGACAACTTACCAGTTGAATCCCAAGAGATAGTAGATGAACCAGTTCCAATATCAGTCCAACCACTAATATCAGTATCAAACGTACCATTTGTAACTAACTCAGGGCCATAGCCGTCTGTCATTGTAGCTTGACCTGCACGAGTGTGAGTTACAGCAGGGTTAAGGGTAGTGTCTTCACCGCCTGTCCTGTAGTAGTTCTGCTCAAAGTCAAACACTAAAGATGGGTCGAAATTGTTTACAGCATAAGCTGAGATCAATGAGAATATAGATGTACCATTACGTAAGTCTCTCATAGCCTCATAGAAGCTACCGTACTTCTCAGTCAGGTACTTGTGTATCCTGTCATTCAACGAGCCTGTGTAACCTAAGTCACCCATAGCCTTGTAGTGCATATCGTTAATAGAACCAGTATAGCCTTGGCTCCTGAAGTACTGAAAGTCTTCATCTTGTGTTGGAAAGAAAAGCATTTTAATTAAGTATCCTTTTAAATTTTTAAAAAACAGACGAAAGGTTTTAGTACAAACACCCTAAAAGGATTACGGGTGCTTTCAGTACAAACGGAGTCAATCTGTCTTTCTTAGTTTACTAAACCGATACGAGCTGCATCATCTTTAGTTTCTGCTTCATTACGAGCAGCATCCTTCAAGGCCCCATCTAATTCTTCTCTAGATGGTCTACCTCGTTTCTTATCGTTACCTTCTAAGTATCCTGCATCAGCTAAGTACTTCTGAGCATTATAACTGGCTTTACCCTCATTAAGATCATTGATCATGTTCTTAACTGTTCTAGCCTTTAACTTCAGTACTAACTCTTTCTTCATCTGTACATGATGTTTCTTAAACCATATCAGGTTACACAAGTTTTCCCAAACAGAGAAGTCACCAAACACAGACATTGCAAATTCGTACTCTGTTGGGTCTTCCATATCAATATAGATCTTATGAAGGGACCTGTAGGTAGTACCAGATACTTTGTGGTCTTTCTTCTTTAAAGAATATAAAGTTAACTCATTTCTTGTATCTGGTAGTGTAGTCTCATAGAACCACGTCTTACTAGGTTTCTTAGCCATTGTAATTAACTATTCCTATTGTTTTAGGTAAATAAAAGAGAGAAGGGATAAGATGTACCTGTTACTACTAACAATAGTATTTATGTTTATATACTCTCAGGCTTACCTGTTAAGAATATTATACAGGTGTTTGTATTAGTTGTCAAGTACTAATTTATTATTTATTTAAATTAACTTGTTTTACCCCTCTGTACTCATTACTAAGACCAGTAGGATTGCTAAGGGGTATACAGGTCCGTTTTGAGCCAAAGTTCTTCTGTACTATTACTAGGGGGTTTTAGATCGTGTCTAGAATTTCTGTTAGTAAATATTTTTGTGTATTGTACATACAAGAGGCATACCCCCTAACCCCCCTCCTGCCGCATAAATGTCACACTGTTGCAAAAATAATACATGCAATCTATCTGGCTGTTGTAATTATGTCACACTGTGTATGTTATATTATAACACTCTAGATGCGGTGATACACTTACAACATCAACCACAACTATTAACCCATTGATTTAATTAAATTAACTATGTTCACTAACTAATAAAACTATTTAATTATATTAACTGTTTTAATATTGTTTATAAATTAATTAAATTAATGCTTGACAATTAAATTAAACTATGAATTTTATATATGTAATGAAATTAATTATAAAGGATTTAAATAAATGATAAACAAAGATATAATAATGAATTTAGTTGATATAGAAATTTCATGTTTAGAAATTGTTTCAGAAAACTTTGAAACAAAGGCAGAAATGGAGAAAGAGCTTTATAGAATTGCTGAGCTTTGTAAAACTATATCAAACGAATTAAAAGATAAGATACAAGAAAAGGAATAAGATATGTCAAACTACCCATTGGTTCATATATCAAAAATGACGGGCAAGCTAGATGGTTTTAAAGCTATCTCGACTAATACCGTAACAAACGAATATTGCATTAAACAGAATGCATCTAAAAGAAAAGACAATATTTGTACCGTTTGCTATTCACACAATATGTTGAAAAGCTATCGTAAAAACATGCAACCAGCTATGCAACGAAACAGTGAAGCATTAGCTAATAAGGTTATTGAACCCGAATACTTACCTACTATCTTGGATGCATTCTTTAGGTTCAATGCTCACGGTGAATTGATTAACCTTACACATCTAGAAAACTTAGTAAGGATTGCAATCAAGAACCCGCATTGTAACTTTGCATTGTGGACGAAAAGAAATGATTTGATTGTAAAGTATTTCAAGACTAGGGAAAAACCTAAAAACTTCATTCTTGTTTACTCAAATCAAAAGATATCAACAATCCTATCTAAACCGCCTAAGCATTTCGACAGGACATTCAACAACGTATTAGAACATGAATACAAAGATCAACAAAATTGCACTGGTCAAAAGTGTAAGGATTGTCGTTTGTGCTACACGTTATACAATGGCGTAGATACTATTGTTGAAATGGTTAAGAAATATTAAATGAAGGGAAATAAAATGGATAAATCTTTAAGTTGTTGTCCTGAGTGCCTGAGCAAATCATATAGGCGTAAACTAAAAATAATTGATACAAGGGAATATTTTAAGCTAGGCTACCCGTCCACCAAACGTCGTAAGAAATGTTTGACGTGCGGGTATAGAGTTAATACAGTAGAAATACAGTTGGAAAAGGAAATAATAAAATGATAAATAAATATGTAGTGAATACAATCAGTGACAAGACAGGCAAGATTGTTTGTTATGAGACTGTGAGAACGAGGGAAGATGCTTTGCGGGTAGTGAAAAGGTATGCTGCAATCAAGGGTATCACAAATAAAGTAGAGGAGAATAAGCAATGATAGATGTACAAGACAGGTTAAGACTAGCTCATGAACTGGTATGCAAGCAAGAGAATAAAAGAATGCGGGCAGTCTTTAACATGAGAACCTATAAAGAGGGTGACCTATGGACACAACAAAAGAATAGGCAGGTTACAGGTGCTAAAGGCGGCAGAAATAATAAACTTAAAAGACTATGGGTAAAAGAGAGGGTAACAAAATGAGTAGATACTTTAATACAACCAAACATAAACGAGACAAGCAACGTAAAGACAGGTTAATGAATAGCCTTGTTTACCTAACGTTAGCATTCGCAGCTATTGGGGCAATGTATACCTTTAGTTTGTTATTAACTATAGTATGGGGGTTGTTCTTATGATGGCAAGGTTAGATAGAGCTGAAGAACTAAAGGTATACAAGAGCATCGTATCTAGACTAGAAGATGAATTAAAGAGATACCCTACAGGTGTTAGGCCTAGTCATGTATCAGCCGATATAGCACAAGCTAACATGATGCTCAAAGAATACAAAAATAAAATAAAAGAACTGGAGGTCTTGACAGATTAGAAAAGGGGTGTATAATGAGTATTAACGGTAGCCCCTGATACGTACTAAGTACAGGGAGTACCAGTTACTTTCATATCCCTTCCATATTAACAGGAGAAGTAAGGTAAATGATAATAGAAGATTATATGATGGCTGCATGGTCAGTACTTATAATGTATTCTTTAGGTGTAATCTTTTTGATTGAAGGTTTCTTACCTGAAGAGGGTGAACATAATTTCTATAAGGTTGCCTTGCTCTGGCCTTGGATAGCTGTTAAGTTAATATGGTACAGGTTAACAACAAGAGAAGGGGATTACTAAAGTATGCGATGTTATATTTGTAATGCTCTAACAAAAGACACTGAGATATACTGGGAAGAGAACAGACAAAACTGGTCACCTTGCCCTCGTTGTATTTCTAAAGTTAAGGAGGCACAAGAGTTTGAACTATTCGATGGAATACGAACACAAGAAACACCAACCATGCCAAAGCTGCGGGAGTAGTGATGGGGCATACCCATATGAGGACGGTTTGTTTTGTCATGTTTG